ACGGTCAGGTCAGGGAAGTAGTTGAACACCTTGCAGAATGCGATCTCAGCAGCCATGCCCTCCAAGTCTGTCTGGTAGTCGCCCTGTGATCCTATGCGTGCGTTCGCGACACCAGCCATCCGTGCCACGTTGTATCGCATAGCAGCCAACATCTGTGCCACCACCACTTCAGTTGCGTCTAGGGTTACTGTCATGTCTATGCCTCCTCATGCTCCAAGTCCCTAACCACCTCTACCAACTCTTTGACTGTCTTGCGGCCACAATTCCTCCACCTTGTAAGCCGCCCGTCTGCAATCTCCTCCTTCAATTCCTCCAAGTTATTTATCTTGGAATTTATCAGAACATCGTATGCTCGCTTGGAGACATACTTCCACAGCTTACCCGTCAAGTTAACGTGCCGATGTCTGCCGCCTAAGTCACGGTGCTTGAGAGTGAACTCCTTCTCAACATAGGGAGTGACTTTAAACTCCCGCGCCCCGCAATGCGAACATACGTTTGCCGCCTCTCGAACCGTATCTGTGGTCGGCCTCCCGCACTCCTCCGCCGTTCTGCCATGTGGGTCGGCCATCCATTTCTCGAACCAGTCTGGTTTGCTCATCTCTTAGCCATCTCCTTCCAGCGGTTAACCTCGAACTCCAGCTCTGCTATGCGGCTGTCCTTAGCGTCAATCTGGTGGGAAAGGCTGTCGAGATAGAACCACAGGTCAATGGCTTCGTACCTGCATTCAGCGATGAGGTTGGGGTGGTCGTCCAGATTGGTTCCCTTCTCCTGTTGTCCCTTGTCGTACTTGGGCCGTGCCATCTGCTTCCAGCACATGATGGCTTGCTCCCTGATTTCTACTGGTGTTCTTTCTTTCATTTTGTTTGTGTCCTTGGCTGGTGGTTCACCGTCTAACTAACTAATCATGGATACCTATGTGTTAATTGATTTTATTGGGTGGATGTCGCAGGTGTTGAGTAATCTGGCTATGCCAGTTCTTGCTCTTGCCGCTGTGTGTCATGTTATTTGGCATCGGGTTTAGGGCGTTTAAGTAGCTTCCTAAGATCACCATTACCCAGCAGGGATTCGAGCTTCTCGTGAAGCCGAGTCCCTCGTACTGCTGCTGCCCCGACAGTATCTGATGACTTGTAGCATGGACACTTGGCCAGTGCTGGCAGTGATGAAGGCGGGAAGTCCTTGTGATGCGCCCGTTGTTCGTGGTCAATTTGTTTCATAAGTTAATGAGGGACAGGCAGGTCACGGCGGAGGCGCGGCAGGACGAAGTTGTGAATACACCCCTGCCGCAATATGTCAAGCCATCGCTGCTGCCCATCCCTCAAAGTATTATTTCAGGAACTCGTCAGCCGTAGTGGCTGCTGCTTCCCGTGTTACTGGTTTGGCCTTGCGATAGTTGCTGCGCTTGTTGACCTTCGCAGCCACATTCTCCTCACCAACAGCCTTGTTGCCGTCATCATCGAGGGAGTCCTCAGTGGCAAGGCAGCATATCGAAGCCAGCCCATACCTCTTCGCATAGGTCAACGCCGACCCGAAGGACTGCATATCACCACGCTTGTAGTCCAAGGGGATAACGCTCCTGATAGACTGATCCCCGTAGAGCAGGGTAGTCACGAGGAGTGTCTGCTGTGGGGTGGTGTATTTGTCTTCAGACTTCTCGCCTGTTCTGGTCACTTCCGGTGTGTACTCCACAGTCTGAGTCACGGCGATACCGTGCTTGTTGAGTGTGTTACGACAGGCTTCTATCACCTCGTCCAGCCCCGCATACTTCGACTTGAAGTAGGGGTTGTCAGCCGACTTGGCTGCTTTCTTTAGTTCCGACTGCGCCTTGGCCAGTACGGTTGTCAGTGTGTCACTGCCGCTTTCTTTATTTGGCATTGGTTTCTCTTTCTTCTATCAGGTTAAAGAAGGTTGGTGCGAGCATCGTCACCATCCACGGGCCACCGTTCTTGCGATGGGCAACCAGTGGAGGCTTGTCCCCGCACTCGCCTTCTGCTTGTTTCATTGCGTTGTCTATGTTGAGTCTCTCCACTCTCTTCACCTCGAAGTGAAAGGGTAGGTTGGTAATTACATCTGGACTATCTGGACTGCCTGAGAACTGTTGTCCCCTCCGAGCCTCGTAGCCGTGCGAGCGGATGACATCCCGCCATTCCAGTTCACCTCGCTTGCCTTTCGATCTGCTGTTCATTTAATTAAAAGGAGGGATCACATCGCAAGGAGGTGTGGGCAGTGGATGCCCAAGAAAAGCAATGCAACCCCTCCAGATTATTCTGAGTATTGTCCAACCTTAGCCATCTCGATCAGCATTTCCAGTATCTCCCTCCTAGACCTTCCCGTTTCCCTGACCAGCATAGTGAGCTTGTCATGGTGTGACTGGCTGATGCGAACCCCAAGACACCGCCGAACTTCTGTCGGCTTGATCTTGTCGGGGTTCACTTTCGTTACGACTGCGGTGGTTTCACCTAGTAATTCTTCTTCCTCCATTGGCTATCTAGTATGAAGTAAAGAGGGCTATCTGTCAAGTCTTACTGGTTCAGTAAGATTAAAAGGAGCGGAGCCGGAGAAGAAAGGATAAGCCCCCGACCCCGCCGTGTTCAGTGCAGCCCTAACAAAGCCGCACTAATCTTCGTCGATGATGTCAGACCAAGCCTTGACCATTTCTCTAGCCATAGCCTTGGCCTTCTCCTTATCATCTGTTGATTCGTTCAAGGTGGACATACCGCTACCTATGAGTGCTTGACCCATGCGCCTACGAGTACACCCCCTGACCTCGTGAACGTCAATGAGTGAGCGTAGCTCCTCGCAGAAGTCCCTTGCGTTTTCTTCCTCCTCGGTCAATCTTCGTATTCCTTTCACGATAAGTAGCAACACGGATGGTGCTGCTGCCTCTGATCTTATGTTCCTTCTTCTCGCCATCGTCCGTAGTATATTGGACGACTCTCGGCACAGTTTCTTTACATAAAGCTGCGCTTGGCGTTACTTCCATAACGGTGTAGGTTGCGCCGCCAAGCTGGAATGTCTCCCCAACTTCGCGGCGAACCCCACCGTAGTGATTGTACTTTGGCATTGTTTCCCAAAGTTCTATTCCATCTTCATTCCCGACGAGGACTTTCAGCCCCCACGGTGTCATCTTCTGGGTCGTCACCCAGCGATTATACCACCCATGAGCAGCTTGTCGATGCTACTCTCAATCATCGGTGGCAGGTCGTTCAAGATATATCCTATGTGTTTACGATTGACCTCTTCTTCTCCACTAAAGCAGAGGTTGTCGCACACCAGAACATTGACTCCAAGCACAACCCCGGCAGCCATGTTGAGTCGGTTGCCGTTCCTGAATCCCAGCACATACTTGTAGGATTGAGACAGGCTGAACTGCTCATTGAGTAGGAGTGGTTGCGCCAGTATCTCCTTGAGCTTCGGTCTACTAGGATCAGGGTCGCAGTGGTTGAGGAACAATCTGGTTGCCTCAGTGGTTCTCTCCGCCGTTGCGTTCAGTCTGGACTGTGCGCCTCGGAAGTGGCCTCCGGTCTTCTGCTTCTCCGTGAAGGCCTGAAGCAGACGCCACACGTTATGCCCACGGGAGTGTTCATCCCGTAACACATCATCATCCTCGCGTAGATATTCCTCCTCCACTTGAATGAGCCGTGACGATGGTAGTGCGCCTGTCTTCGCGAGCCTCACCAACAGGCTGTGCCTGTCTCTGGGGCCGAGCTTGGTCTGGCGGAACAACTGGTACTGTGCATCCACTGATGGCACACATACCTCCGGTAGTTCCAGCGTACCGAACATGGTTTCCTCGTCCTTGGACAGGGCTATCTGGAGATTCTCATACGGAATCTTCCTGTCATCCAAGGGTTTCTTTATGTTCTGCACGAACCAGTGGTGTGGCACTGCTACGTGTGTGTTGGACTTGTTACGTGTCTCACGAGTGGCGAGGTATGCCTCGCTCACATAGTCAGACTTGCTGCTGTCTATCATCAATGACATTTCTGTCCCTTTCTGTTGGTTTGTCTCGGTGGTTAAAAAGATTTTTTAACGACCGATACTTGTTGTTGTCTGGTTTCCGATCCTGAATCTCCCTATTCTGGGGATCATCCTGATCGAGAGTGTTTAAGTCGTACCTATGCCGACCTTCCCGTCTAAGTTCATCAAGATCATTTAGGTGATCTATGTATTGATCCTTAGTTCTGCCCATGATTAGCCTTTCAGTTGTTCCAGCAGTGCTTCCTGCCTGTTCTTGAAGTAGTTCCGCAAGGACATCCTTGCCCAGTCAGTGCCGCCAGCCTTGGTGAGCTGCCAGACGTAGCCTACGTCACCGTAGCTGCGTTCCTTCATGGCGTTAGCCAAGAGCGATGGCACGTAATACTTCTCCTCGAAGTGAGAGAACAGGTGGTCAACGCTCTCCTTATTGCCATGTGCCTTGTCCTGATTGAACATGGAACAGAACCAGCAGTCACCAGCATCAGGGTCTTTGAGTTCCTTTGACTCTATCAGCTTACAGAAGCCATTGATGTAGTTCCTCACCAGATTATCCAGCTTGCGTTGCAGGGCAAAGCCTTCCGCTGGATCGTTATATTCCAACGCTACCCCTCGCTTCGTGACCTTCATCCCATCCTCAAACAGTGATGCGCCATACTCCCCAAAGCCCGAGTTCACGAGCCATACCTTTTTGACAGAGAAGACCCGAGCAGGGCTGAACCTGTTGATACGTTCCTTGGTGGTGACAGTACGCCAGC